ATGGAGGCTACGGTACAGAGGAAAACCCTGACCATGGAGGACCGAAAGGTCCTTGCGGAAATGTGGGCGGCCGGAGAGCGGGCTGCCGTGATCGCCGTAAAACTGGGCGTCTGCCCGGATACTGTGTACAAGGAATTGAAGCGCGGATACACCGGGACGCTGAACGAGTTAAGCCGGCCGGCCTATGACCCGGCACGGGGACAGGCAGAGTATCAGCGGCGGCTTAGAAACCGCGGCCGCTGGCGGCGGGACAAGGAGGAGCACCATGGAGCAGAAGCAGAGACCTGATGAAACCGGGAAGACGGAGCGAAAGCCCATCTCCGTGGAGGAAGCGAACAGCCGGGCATATCAAATCGGGCTGCAATCTGATTGCATCATCAAACTGGAAAAACGGGCCGGGGAAAACCGGTATCAGCGGCATTTTAAGGCATCCAGCGCGTCGGCACTGTTGAACGGGATGGCCGTCCTGATACGGGATTACGCAGAAACACTGAACCTGTCGGTTGTGGAGGTCTTGTCAGTCCTTGCTGTTGTGCTGACCATGCCGACAATCCAGGAAAAAAACAGAGAATCGGAGGACCAGTGATATGGAGCAGCAGTTTTTCACGATCCGGATCGAGCGGCAGGAGACCCGCATGGAGCGCCTGGAGCGGCGGAAGAGAGAGACCCGGAAAAGTATCTTCGCCGCCGTGCTTGCCGTCCTCGCGGCGGCAGCCCTGTTCGCCGCGCTGGCGGCCACAGAGCCGGTGATTGTCGTGACGAAAGAGGCGGAGCAGGGTCTCCAGCCGGTGGTGCTGATCGTGCCGGAGGCAGAGGTATGAGTGATAAGGAAGCTCGTCTGTTTGAGGTGCAGCACCCGGAGCGCCCCGCCGTACAGGTACAGGCGGTGGACCGGCTGCGGGCCGTCGCGGCGGCGGCGCGTGAATGGGGAGACCGGTGGACGGAGATCGCCAGAGACTGTGAGGTCACCGACCTGGGCCCGGCGCCGGAGCAGAAGCGGAAAAGCAGGAGGACGACATGATTCATGAAAAGGGACTTTGCAAGGTGCTTTCGGCCGCCTACAAGGGCGGCGGATATTCCGTGATCCCAGTCCGGCGGCAGGTGGAGACCGTCGCCAGGTCCTGGCGGCGGAACGAGATCATCCTGAACGGTGCCACCTGGGCGGTGCGCTGCCTGACGGAGGACCTGCCGAAAGAGGCGGCTGTCCAGATCGTCAAGGACGTGGGGTATATGCCGATGGAGCCGGTGAGCGTCCAGAAGAACCAGCCGAATCAGACCATGCTGGAAGATGTGGCCGACATACGGGAGAGCCAGCTTGAAGAGCTGCGGGACGGATCATCCGTCATGGTGAAGATCCCCGTGATTTTCCGGGACCGCTGGCAGTTGTACCAGACGACAACTGGCGCGGTCTATGCCTTCGACACGGAGCTGCTGAAGCTGATCGACTTCAAGGAAGTATCGCCGGAGTGCCGGATTACGCCGCATGGCAACATGGCTATGTTCTTATGGGGAGACGAGATGGTATTTCTGGCGCCGGGGCGGTTCTCCCGGGAGAACGAGGAAAAGATCCTCTACATAGCAGGGATGGACTGGGAGAATCAGGTGGAGGCCGACGATCCCGTGGTGAACCTGAACCTGTTCAACGCGGACCAGGACGAGCCCCTTCTGACGCCGGAGGAATGATGTGGAAATGGAGAATCAGGAATACTACTTCGACGTGTCATATCAGCGCAGCAAGGACGGGCCTGTGGGCATGATCTATCTGCCTGATATCGGCAGCGTAATGGAGTGGATGCAGAGGAATGGCGAGAGCATCCACTTCGCCCTCCTGCTGAAAATGCCGGGAAACGCGGACGGCCTCGTGGATCGGGAGGTATGAGATGGAAAGCAGATTTGAGAGGATTACAGAATCTCCGGACGCCCTGGCTGCTGTGCTGGCCTCTATCCCAACGGCGGACGCACCGTGGGATATAGCATTCGAGCGGGCCTTCTGCGCGGGCTGCGCCCTGGAAAACTGCGATGGCTGCCAACACAAAAACCTGGATCGGATTAAGTGGTGGCTGGAGCAGCAGACGGCGAAAGCCTTTTTGACCAGGAAGGGTAAGCGATCCGGGTGGTTTTCCATGTCCAAGAAGCAGGAATTGGTGGACAAGCTGGGTCCTATTGAGCACCAGACGGAAGAACTGCTTGAGGAGCTATGCGGCAACTACTGCAGATACACCAGCGCCGCCAACGGAAAGACCAGGGATGAACTGTTGGATATTTGCGAGGACTGCCCGTTGTCCAGATTGAGAGATTTGATCGGAGTATAGGCAATGGGAAAAATCAGGTGCCCGGAGTGCAGATACCGGGCAGCAAAGTTTTCGGACTACACCTGTGACTATGCGGGGATCACGGGCCATACGAGGCGGGCCGTCCCGCCGGAGCGGTGCAGGCATTTTGAGCCGGAGCAGCCGCCGGAGGCCGCAAAGCGTGCGAAGCCGAAAGGGCCCGCCATCGCCATCAACCCAAGCCGCCGGCGGACCCGGTACGACTGGGAGAAGGCTAAAATGCTTTACGACCAGAAGTGGAGCGATTCAAAGATCGCGGCCGCCATGGGATGTGATGTCAACAGCGTTTTCGCCTGGCGGAAGCGGGAGAAGCTGCCGCCATGGCCGCGCTCGGAGCAGATTGTGGCGCGGAAGGAAGTGGTGGTGTGAAAATACCGGATGATGTGTTTACGACCCGTTGCCGCTACTGCGGTCATGGGCAGACGGGAGCGGAAAATAAAGAAATCCCGGATGATAAACTGTTTATTCACTTTTGGGCAAAGCAATCGCCGTGCGGGATCATCGGGATTGCACAATGTGATAAGGTCCAAGGCGAGTGTCTGGACTTCAAGCCTAACCCGATGTTTGGAATTTGCGAATACTGCACTTTCACAAACAGTTTTCATCCCGGATTTTGTACAGCACCCAGCGGGCCGGTGAACAAGCGGCGGGTATTCCTGGGGTGGAGCGGAATCGGGGATTACTACTCTGTCCACGCGCTTTTCACCTGTGATCGCTATCGAGTGAGTGAACGGTGGAAGGACCTGATCCTAAAAAATGCCGTAGAGGGCCATGCTCCGGCTAATTTTGACCCGGATACCTGGGAGGCGTTGGAGCACATCGACGGGACGCCGACGGCAAAACAGTGGGCGGACCTGCAAGCCAAACGAAAGGCAGAACTGGAGGCAGAGGCAGAAAAAGAGGCGGGAAAAAGGACAGAGCTGGAGCAAAAACAAATTTCCATGTTTGAAGATTACTAAATTGAAAACGGAATAAGGTGCGTGTATGAGAATCGAAGACCTTCCGCCGTGGGCGCAGGCTCAGGCGGCGAACCAGATCATGGCGCGGCAGAGGAGGGGAAGCGGCAGGAGCCGGGCCCCCTCCCCTGCCCTGTCGGACGATGAAGAAGAGATGCCGCGGCGGGCGGCATCCAAGTACCACAACCGGAAGGCCGCCCGGATCACGGCGGCGGGAAATATTCTGGAATTTGACAGCCAGAAGGAGGCGCGGCGGTATGACGAGCTGGCGCTGCTGCTGGCGGCCGAGAAGATTCGGGACTTGAAGCTCCAGCCGGAGTACACCCTGCAGGAGGCATACACCACCCTGGAGGGCGTGCGGGTCCGGGCTATCCGGTACAGGGCAGACTTTTCCTACGAGCGGGCCACGGAGCCGGACTGCTGCGGAGAGGTCCACTGGCTGCGTGTGGTAGAGGATGTAAAGAGCGAAGCCACCAAAACCAGGGTATACGCCATCAAGCGGAAGCTGATGCGCGAGCGGCTGGGTATTGATGTGCGGGAAGTGTGACATGTGCAGGCTGATTTGTGGGGACTGCATGGAACTGTTGCCAGAAATCCAGGACGGGAGCGTCGACATGGTACTTTGCGACATGCCATACGGCTCTACGCAGAATACCTGGGACCAGAAGCTGCCGCTAGACAAGCTCTGGGAGCAGTACAGCAGGATTGTCAAGGAGCACGGCGCCATCTGCCTGTTCGCGGACGGAATGTTTCTGGCGGACCTGATGAAAAGCAACCGAAAAATGTGGCGGTATAACCTGATTTGGGACAAAGTGATCCCTACGGGGTTTCTAAACGCCAACCGGATGCCATTGCGGCGGACGGAGGAGATTGCGGTGTTCTACCGAAAGCAGCCGCTCTACCATCCCCAAAAGGTGCCGGGGAAGCCGAACCACAGCAAGGGGCGGGCCGTCGGGAACCGGGCGGGCCAACGCTTTCAGAACCGGGACTATGGGGACTACGCCGTGGTGGACAACAGCAAAGACTTGGGCACATGGAAGCATCCGACATCCTTGATCTCTATCCCGAAGCCACACGCCTCTAAGTGCCTTCACCCGACGGAGAAACCGGTGGCGCTGTGTGAGTGGCTGATCCGTACGTACACAGACCCCGGGGAGACTGTGCTGGACAACTGCATGGGAAGCGGCTCCACCGGCGTGGCCTGCATAAGAACCGGGCGGAATTTTATAGGGATAGAAAAGAACCCGGGGGATTTCGCCGCGGCGGAGAAACGGATCGCGCAGGCGAAAGTGGATATGGGAGGCATCACATAAATGGAACATCTCCGTTTTTGCGGTTCCCTCAACATTGCTTGCGGCTATGCCGGTGAGCAGGGATTCTGCACGCTGACCAGATGCCCCGTGGTTCTGGACGAGTTCCAGGCCATGCGGAGGCACCAGGGGCCAACAGGGCCGAAGGGCCGGCCGGACGGATACGGCAATGCGGGAGGCAACATGATGAAGTCAACGTGCAGGGGCTGCGGAGCGCCCATTGTGTGGATCAGAACGGCGGCCGGGAAATCCATGCCCTGCGATGCGGAGCCGGCGCTGTACAAGGCCCGGGAGGGCGCGGCGGGTAAGATCATAACCGGGAACGGGACGGTGCTGTCTGCGGACATCGGCGGACTGGCCGCATTTGAGCCTGACGGCGTGGGGCATGTGAGCCATTTTGCCACATGTCCGGCGGCGGAACAATTTCGGAGAAAGGGAGCCGGAAGGAGGGGTGAGGATGGACAGGAAAATGGAGTGCCCGATTTGCAAGAAGAAAGCAGTGTTTGTAGGCGTCCATGATGATGAAGGCAATTATCACGGACTGATGGGATGCGAATATGAAAACGCTCCATGGAGCGGACTGTCGTATGCCTTACATCACGAAGGATGGGGAGACTGCCCACTATGCACTGATGGCGCAGAAAGCACAATGGGCGGGATGCTATTTGATACAGCCGAAGAAGCAATCTCCGCCCTGTCCCCGCCGAACGAGCCGCTGACCATTGAGCAGTTGCGGGAGATGGATGGGGAGCCGGTGTGGATTGTGGAGCAACCTGACTGGGGGCACTGGGAGCTATCAGCAGATGCGGAGGATTATCTGGCAAACCGTGACCAAGATTTTTACGGGTTGAAACACGATGACCCTGCGGGACGCTACGGGCTGCATGTGCTGGGGTGGCTCGCCTACCGCCGCCCGCCGGAGGGAGAGGAGGAGCGTCATGGCGATTAAGAACTACACGACCGAGGTAGAGGTCTATAAGAGTTTAGGAGAAATTCAAGGGGCGCTCGCCGGCCATGGCGCCAGAAAGGTCATGGTGGACTATAATGCCGCCGGCCAGCCCACCGGCATCATGTTTGCCATCGAAACTCCGGCCGGGCCTCGTGGCTTCTGCCTCCCTGCCAATATTGACGGGGTACGGACAGTATTTACCCAGCAGAAGGTGAAAGCCAAGCCGGGTCAAGCCGAGCGCACCGCATGGCGCAACGTCCGGGACTGGGTCATGGCGCAGATGGCGATTATTGAAGCCGGGCAAGTGCAAATGGAAGAGGTATTTCTGCCCTATCTGACTGACAGTAGCGGTCAAACGCTATATCAGCTATACCAGAGAGGCCGGTTGTCCCTCGGCCCTGGGGAGGGGTGACCATGGAACGGTTGACTTACTGGAACGAGGAATATGGTTGCTGGTCATATCATGGGCCAAGCGGTGAAGCAGCAAAGCGCCTCGCAGCCTACGAGGACACGGGGCTGGAGCCGGAGGAAATCTTTTCTGCCGTGGATATGGCAAAAATCGCCTGTGCGCTGCGTGAGCTTAATGTCTACAAGGAGCTCGGCTCCATTGACTGTCTCCGCAAGCTGGCTGGTGGCCCGGGAGAGACATCAACCATCACCAATGGGGGTAAAATCCGGGCCATGGACGATGACAGACTGGCGCAAGAGATTCTGCGCCGCTGGCGGGCAGAAATGGAGGCGGGAAAGTTTGAGGATATTTCCACTCGGTGGTGTGACATGAAGGGTGGATGCGTCAGCAGTAAGGGATACCCACGCCCCTGCACGGAAGATCGTCTGCTGGCCTGCATCAAACGATGGCTCCAGCAGCCAGCGGAGGAGGACACCTGATGGACTACGAAAAGCTTGTGGCTGAATTAAGAGATTGGTTGCCACCAGAAAGTGAGAAAATCCCATACGGAGAACTAGTCGGCGCACCATATCCATACAACCTGCAAGGCCCATTGGTGTATGCTGACGAGGTATGTAACTTAGTGGAAGAAGCTGCGGATGCTATCACTGCCCTGTTGGATGAAAACGCTCTGAAAAACAGGAAATCAATGTGGAGGAAACTGTTGGAGGCGGTTAAAAGCGCCTTTGGCTGGGGGGACAAAGGAGAGGAGAACCCTGATGGACATTGAGAAGCTCAGAAAGAGTTTGCTGGAAAATTCTGATCCTGACGGGCCTTGCATTGAGGATGATCTTATGCAAGCCGCCGCCACCGCCCTGTCCCCGCCGAACGATCCGCTGACGCTTGAGGAACTGCGGAAGATGGATGGAGAGCCAGCGTGGTGGGACGATGGTGAAGGAAGTTGCTGGGGTATTATTTCTGTTGATAGTGCTGGAATGTGGGGTGGCATCCCGTTTTTACGCGGAAGATGGAGGCAAGTAAACTTTGAATATAACATTGAAGAACGAAAAATGAGAATTTACCGCCGCCCGCCGGAGGGAGAGGAGGACGGTAATGTCTAAAAAAACGGTTCGGTTCCCAAGTTTCAACGTATCTCTTCCGGACGCAATCGAGATTGTGAAGTATCACCTGGACGATCCAGATATCGCCATGCAGTCAAAAGTAATGGCCATCGAGAAGATGGCAGAGATGGAAACACACAACAGCATCACGAAGAATGATCTTGTCGGTGCGCTCCGATGGATTTATGAACACTATGACCTTTTATCGGTTTTGTGAGGTGACGGCAATGTTTACGGTTGATGACGGCCTTTGCTTCCCGTGGGAGGGATTTGTCTGCTGCTAAGTAACAACGATTTGAATACCATCCAAGTTGCCTTAGATACTGGGATGGAGACCGTAATGACCCGAACTCTTGGAGATTTCCGCATCACGGTCTCCACATCCAGAGCCCCGCCTGTTTGGCATCCGTTTCTTATGCTTGCCCGTCTGGAGATTTGGGATGGGCACATATATTCTACAAAGTGGTGTGTCAGTGCGGAGGAGGTGCAGCAGTTTGCGGGGAGATAATCAGTCCTTGTGGTATTGTGTACGCCAGCGGGCAGGCCCGCTAGTTAAAGAGTGCAGGGCGCTGCGGCCACGGCTGAGCCGGTACGACTCCCGAGAAGACCGGCGGGACAAGAATGAGATCGTCCGGTCCAAGCACACCGCAGTGTGCAGGACT